GTCGTCGACAGAGAACTGGAACGACACCAGGCGCACACCGTCCGAGGCGTTGCTCGGGAGCTCTGCGACGTACTTGGTGCCAGGCCGGCGGCGCAGCCCGCCCTGGGGCTGGATCAGGACATTGGTCGCCTTGGCCAGCGCGTTGTTGTAGGCCTGCAGGTCGACTCGGGCCCGCAGCAGGGGATCGAGCTCGCCCGTCGAGAAGTTGCTCTGCAGGTCGACGAAGCGCGGCATCAGTACCTCACCGCCACCAGCGTGTAGTCCTCTATCACCCGGCTCGGGTTACCCTGCGCATCCATCTGGCAGGCCTGCCGGAAGTAGCCTCCGCGCATGTTCTCAGCCGGGTCACCGAGCGCCACCCGCTGCCAGCGCAGAGACTTGTCCTGCTGCTCGGTGATCGCCTCGGCAATGTGCCAGGCCATCTGGTATTTCAGCAGCTGCACGAAGTATTGCGGCATCGCGTACTCGGGCACGCTGTACTGGTAATCGATGAAGACCGCGGTCAGGTTGGTGAGCAGCTGGTCGCCCTGGATCTCCCAATCCTTGTCGATCGGGGTGCCTACATTGCTGCTCGGGTATACCGCCATCGGGTTGCCCAGGCGATCGCCAGGCAACTGGTAGGCGTACTTCCAATAGCTGCCGGGTGCGGTCACCAGCTGCGCCAGCGCGATCTTCTTCATCGAGAAGCTCCACCGGTACATCGTCAGGGTGGAGTCGCGAACATTGGGGTAGAGCCGGTCGCAGACCGAGCTCGAGTCGGTGCCGTCGTTGAATGAGGTGATCGCCTTTGCGCCCAGCATGAGCAGCGCGTCCGAGCAGATCCTGACTCCCGTATCACCTGCAGCCATTGCGGCCCCTCAATGTGAGAAAGGCCAGCCTCCGCTCGAGGCGAAAGCCGGCCCTTCTGGTTGCTGCTGCTATTAGTCGCTGTCGGTCACGGTGATCGACGTGCCATCCGACACATCGACAACGGTGCCACTGTTCGACACCACAACCACCAGGTTGGCGGTCGGGGTTGCCGTGTCGTAGCAATAGACCAAGTCGCCGACTTTCATCAGCGAGGCCACGTCGTTGAAGTAGCCCGACGTGTTCACGGTGGCGATCGCATCAGCAGACTGGTAAGACCAGATCTGCGGTGCGTTGCCAGCCTTGGAACCGGCGACCAATGCAAGACCAGTGCTCGAAAATGCCATGATCTGCTCCTTATTCGCGGCAGGTGATCTGAACGATGCCCTCGGCGTCGATCGCAACCGCGTTGGCGCTGAAGACCTCATTTACCAGCCAGGAGGTTTTCTCCGGGATGTAGTTGATCTCGGTGCGCATTGCGATGCCCTCGCCGTAGCCGATTGCCTGCTGATGGAACGCGAAGACCTTGCGGTCGCTCGAACCATCGATCGGCAGCCCGCCCTCGGCACGGTCGCCCAGAACGTGGAAGGTGAAGCCCAGGAACGTGTTGAGCTCGCCCTGAACCAGCGCCTTGACCGTGTTGAAGTCGCTGCTGGTGACCGAGGTCTCAGTCAGCAGGTTCGACAGGCTGTTGGCGTGGATCACAATGTGACGGCCCTCGGGCGGCACATTGTTCTTGTCGAGCAGGCGCTTCGCGTCGCGGAGCTTGGCCAGGTTCAGGTTGGTGTTCGAGCCGCCGATGCTGTTCGCAACGGTGGCGCTCGTGCCCGAGTTGACCAGCGCGTCGATGATCATCTGATCCTGACGGCGGCCGACAGCGGCGGCGACAACCTGCACAAGCTCCTGGCGCTCGTCGAAGTTGACCTTGGCCTGGCTGAAGATGTCCGAGTATTCGGCAGCATTCCAGTCCTGCAGGGTCAGCGTGACTTGCGAGAAGCTCGCGTTGATGGGGGTAACGTCGGTTTGCGGAACGCGCAGGGTAGCGGTGCCTTTGCCGACCTTGGGGAATTTGACGATAGAACCTTCGACTCCGCGACGCGCCCTGGTGGCCCCGACAAGCATTGCCTTGCCTTGGTAGGCTTGCTTGACTTCTGCGTCGAACAGAGTGACGAAGGCATTGGAAAGACCGATTGCCATTTGATCACCTCATTCGGTTGAAAACTTGGGGTTCTCGCGCCGGTGGGCCTGCGTTGCACAGGGCCGAATGCTTGCTGGTTGCGCCAGCCACTCGTCAGCATCCGCTGCGGTGAGGGTCGGGTAAACCCGGTGGGCCTTGACGCCGATTCTATTTCCTGATCGTCCCGTTTGACAAGTGGACGAAAAAAGACCCGGCGGGGAGGCCGGGTCAATCCATCAGGGAGGAGGAGACTACAGGGCTATTGTAGGACTGCTTGGAATAGTCTTTCAACCTTCTGGCGGTAGGCGGCGTCCGTCTTGTATCGCGGGTCGCCCACCATCTGGTAGAGCTCTTCCTTGCTGGGCGCACCTTCCATCGGCGCGACCTCGATCGGGATCCGGCCCTCGTAAGACTCGCGGAGCTTCATCAGCGCACGGATGCCACCCGCGGTGCCACCCATGATCTTGAACTCCTCAAAGTCATCCTTGCCCCAGACGCCCTTGTTGACCAGGCCTCGGGCCCAGTCGACCATGCCGCCGATCACTGCGTTGGCATTCGGCCCCAGCTTTTTCATCTCGACAGCCGGATCGACCATCTCGCCCTGCATGAGCTCCTTGGCCTGCGTCTGCAGCGTGCCGACCAGGTCGTCGAAGTCGGCCTGGCTGAGACCGCGCTCCTTCGCCCAGCCCGTCAGCGCATTGGCCATCGGGTTTTCGGCGTTGCCATCGCCGAACGCGGTCAGGTCGTACTTGCCGTCAGCCGGTGCGTTGTGCTGGCCCTTGCTGATCTTGGCTCGCAGATCGCGCCAAGACTTCGCAATGCCCTCGAGGTCGGGCTCGTTCGCGTCCTTCTTCCAGAAGTTCTCGGGCCAGTAGTCCGGGCGCTCGAGGGGATCCTCGGGTGCTGGTTCGCTGGGGTCAGCGGCGCGGTGATCGATCTGCGCTGCTTGGGGGCTTGCCGGCTTGCTGTCGTCTTCAACGGTAACGCTGTCGAGTAAGCCGGTGCTGCCGGGCTCGTTTGCGGTTTCGCTCAAAGGTTCCTCGCTCTTTTGATCCGCGCCTGGATGTCTCGCACCACCGACCGCTGACCGTCAGCGTAGAAGGCATGCGAGGGGTCGGTGCCGGGCACGGCGATCGGCACGTCGACGTACATGTGGCGCAGCCAGATCAGCAACCGCTGGCCGTCCTCGCCGTTGAATACACGCAGCACCAGGCGATCCAGGTCGTCGCGCTTCTGGTCTGCCTCGCGGATGTCGGGCGTCGCGAGCGCCTCGATCTCGTCCCAGCCGCTCAAGCGGGCGCTCCTGCCGGCGCTGCGCCTTGGGCCTGCATGGCCGCCTGCTGCATCATCATCGCTTCCATCTGCCGGTTCTGGGCCTCTTCCATGAGCACCGCCCGCTCTTCGCGGGTGTTGCGCACGGTGGCCGGCACGCCGAGCTTGTCGCCGATGTAGTCGACCACCGCGTCACCCTTGAGCGCCAGCTGGCCGTCAGGCCCGAACGCCTGCATCAATTGCGCGTACTGGAGGATGGCATTAACCTCCTCCATATTCTGCGCTTGTGCGAGCGGCGCGACAGGGGTGACCTTTACCTCGAGCCCGTTGACCCGCAGCGGCAGGTCGATCATTCCGCGCTCGTCCATGACCTCGAGGATCTTGGCCACCAGCGGGATCATGGTCTCGTTGATGAGGCGTCCGAACGCCGAGCCCAGGTTCTGCGCGAGCTCCTTCATGCGCTCGACGATCTCGGTGGCCGAGCGGGCGCTCATGTTCTCGGGCGGCAGCGACTCATCGAGCAGGATGCGCTTGATGCTGCCCATCAGGTCGTTGATCACCAGCTGCGACACGTTGAAGTCACCAGAGCGGGGCAGGGGCTGCAGGCTCGCACCCTGGGGGCCGCCATTGCGTGCCACCGGGATGATCGCGCCCGGCACGATCTTGACCGTCGCGGGGTTCAGCACGCCATCGTCGGCAGCCGTGTAGACGCCGGCGACCGCGAGTGATGCGTTCTTGAGCAGGAGCTCTTTGGTCTTGTTCAGCGTCTTGATGTCGGGCAGCGCCGTGATGAGCGGGCCGCGGCCGTAGATCTCACCCGCGACCTTCATGTAACGCGAAATCACCCAGGGGCTCGTCTTGCGCCGCCGGTAAACGATCTCCTGCTTCGAGATCTTGTCGATGACGTGGTAGCAGTAGTCGCCGCGCTTGTAGTCGTGGATCGTGGCCTCGACCAAGTCGACATCATCGGTGGGCTTCTGCTCGATGCGGATCTGCACCTCGGGCGGGATCTTGGCATCCGGCCACTGGCGCGAGATCGACTCGCCCTTCATGCGCATCTTGCGGTAGACGTTGTCCACCTGGCCGTTCGCGCCTTCCTCATAGCAGACCAGGAACAGCGGAACCGGGATGAAGTTGATCGGCGTCACGTCGTCGCCCGGCTGCACCATCATGCAGGCCGTGCCGACAGCGAGATCCAGCAGGAACTCGCCGATCGCGATGTCGAAGTTCGACTGCTTGAGCACGGCGAACATCTTGTCGCCGTATGCGTCCAGGATCGCCTGCGCCTGCTGCGTGCGCTCGATCGGGATCGATGGGCCAGGCTCGAGGCGTGACCACTTGCGCTGCGGCGGAAAGACCACCGACTGCAGCCGGTTCGCAAACCGCTGGGTGCTGTTGATGGCGGTCGAGTCGAAGACGCGCTGCATCTTGTTTGCGCCCGTCGAACTCCCTTCCCAAACCCCATACAACTGACGTTGGGGCAGTGCGTATTCGTAAGCCTGCTGATAGATCGACTGAAATTCGTCTTTCTTTTTTTGCGCCGCATCATGGCGCTTCAAGATTTGATCCGGCGTGAGTCTTAGCGCGTCAACCATGACATCACCTTGTTGCTCTTTTGACAGTTGACCGTAGCCGGTATGACTTGGATGTTGTGCGGAACATGGAGCCCACAAACATCACGCCCACGCAACGGCATAATGTGATCTACATGCCACTTCATACCGGTCGCCTTTTCTCGCATCTTCGCGAGCTCATACGCTTGCCGAAAAACCCAGCGATCGCATTCAGACAACCAGGGAGGAGTGGCTTGCAACTTCTTCGCCTGACGGTTCCGCGTTAGCTCAAGCAGCTTCTCTTTGTTCTTTGCATTCCATCTTGCTCGGCTGGCTTTTTGAAGGTCACTCACAGACCGCTTCTTGATGTGCTCGCGAACCTTGTCCGGGTTCTGTTCAGCCCAGCGTTTCACGCGCTCGCGACTTTTCTCGGCATACACAACCCCACGCCAAGCATCACGTCGCACTAGGCGCTCCCATGCTTCAGGCGAGCACCAGCACTCGACAACCTTGCCGCTGCGATTCTTGGCATAGGTGCGAAACACCCAGCCATCCTCGCGAACATCACCTTTGCGGTATCGGCGTTCCATCAAGCCTCGGCCTTGTACTGCTCGAGCAGATTGCGACCCTTCGCGGCCAGACGCTGCGCAGCAGCTGCGGTGCGCGGAGCGGGTTCGCCCCATGCTCGAGCCGCCAACGCAAGCCGCGTCGGCTCACCCTTGTCGTTGACCAGCGGGCCTGACGGATTGGTGTAGAACCGCGTGAGGAATGAACCCTTGCGGCGAGCACGCTGGCCGGTAGGGCTCGATTCCTTCACGCCGGGCTGGAGGTTTCCGCTCTCGCCCGTCGACTCGTAATGCCGCCTGCCGGCCTCTGTCAGCCCGCCTTCTGGATCCTTGTAGCGAGCCTTCATGGCTGATGTTCTCAGCGTGCCTCGAGCGCCGTCACTTTGGCCTCGAGTTGAGCCATACTGGCGCGGAGGTCGTTCATGATGGCTTGCTGTTCTTGAATGGCCTTCACAAGCACGGGGATCAGGTCTTGCCGCACCGACTTGTAGGGCGCTTCACCTTCAGGCGCGGGGTCTTTCCACTCATCGATCAAGTCAGGGAACACCTGCTCAAACTCTTGAGCGATGAACCCACGAGCGTCTTTTTTGTCCGCTCCTTTGCCAGCTTTCCAGTCAAACTTGCGCGGCTTGAGCGCCATGATTGCGTCAAGGCCAACATCCAAGTCTCGAATGTTTTCCTTGAACCGTTGATCGGAAATTGCGCTAATCGTGGTGTTGGTGGCAAATATAGTTCCCGCCCAATCAACATAAAAACGGTACGCTGACGCACCGTTTGAATACATAGCAACCCCAGTAGTTGAGCTTGTTGAGTCCGGGCTATATGCGCCAAAAAAACCATTTTTCCCAAGATCAATGCCAGTCGCTGATCCTCCATAAGATGTTTTCCCAATCAAACAATTTCCCGACGAATCGACCGTCAAAGATTGAGAGCCGCCAACCGAGATCGCTATCGTGTCAGCAGCAGGGAACCAGATACCGGTGTTCTGATCGCCCTGCGCGGCGATCGACGGCGTGGCCACCGCGCCAGCAGGAATGCCGACAAACAGATTGCCGAGCGTGATCTTCTTGCTGCGGTCTGCAGCAGAAGCCTCGCTGATGTCGACGATGTAGATCAAGTCACCGGTCGCGGTGTTTGCACCAGTCAGTGACGTGAGTGCGGATACGGC